CCCCCTTGTACTATATGGAGTTCGCTTTCTCTTAGAAAGTTAAACCCCGACATGTTAACTTACTGCGTTACTACCGCTTGCTGCGTACCCACTTTCTGAGTGAGTTGTAGAACCTTTGTATTTAACAACGATTTCATCTCCAGCAGTTCCACCTTCATCAAGGCCAGTACCTACTGCTGCAAATTCGATATTTGTTGAGATAACATCTGCAACTTCAATAGTTGGAATTGAGATGTGTGCTTTTGGAATATCTAACTCCACTTGTGGAGATGTTCCTGAAGCATTTCCTAAGAATACGCTCATATCGAATGATGGGTTAATTAATTTATCAGCTGCCTGCATGTCTGCTAGTAACTGGTTTGATCCATTAGTTTTTGTATCTAAATAACAGGTTAGTGTACCTGACATTTGTCTTGACCCACTAAATGAACCGATTGGTTGGTCAATAACACCAAGTGTTTCAGGTGTCAAATAAGTAATATTATTTGTAATCGTTAAACTTCCACCTGTGATAGCTATATCATAAGTTTTAGAATCTAATCCACCTGCTGATTTACCTCCACCCTGTGCTGTTACTCCTAGAGTTAACTGTGATAGTTTATTTCTAAGATAATCTGCATCAGTAGTTGAAGTAGTATCAACATAATTAAATTTCTCTACTCTTGTTGCATCAGTTGATGTTGCATCAGAACCTGCTGGTTTGGAATGTACTGCCTTTGAAGGGTCTTCAATAGCACTTGACACTTGGTCAATACTTGTACAATTTCCTGACCAACTTAGTGTTGCAATACCATCAATAGCAAAATCAATTTCTACTTGGTTTACTTGACAGTCATTAAGTCTGTAAGTTGTATTTTCTAGTGCAAAGAAAATGGATAGTTTTAGCAATTCGTGATGGTCACTTCTTAAGAAGGATACATCTGCGTCAGTTGAATCACATGTTACTGCAGTTGCTGATGTGCCGCTTAAAGCACCTCCAGTTATATCTTTACCCGCGATTGCTGCCCAAAGAATATTTTCAACCATGTCATGTTTACCACTAGTTCTGAAACTATTAGTTCCATGTTTGAAAGGTCTTGCATAAGTTTGAAAAGACCATTCACCTGGTGATAAAGAATCGTTGAATCTTTTTGAGCTTCTTCTTGGGGAAGCACCTGCTTCAGTAACTGTGATGTCTGAGGATTCGTTTGCTTGAGAAAAACTATATCCATCTAATACACCAATTCTAAAAGTATTTGCGTCGTTTTCGTTACCAACGAATAATCCAGTCCCTGTTCTAGCACCGTCTGCGGTAGTACCATCAGTAACACCAGCAATAGTAAGAATGAGACCATTTGCACCACTACCTGTGGAAGCTGTAGAAGTAACTGTATTATCGTTTGCATAGCCTGTGCCCCTAAAGTTATTTGGTATAAAAAACTCAGTTGCTTCGCCACTGTCAACATTAGCTACGATAGCCTTAAATCCAGTACCAGAACCATTAGTTGTACCAAAAGTGAGTATATCACCTATGGCATGACCTGAGTTTGTACCAGATTTAGCATCGACTGTTAATACATTACCTCCAGCAGCTGTTACTCCATTAACTGAACTAACAAATACTTTGGTATTTCTCGATAGATTTAAAGCCATTGCTTTCTCCTATATTTATCTTTGGAAAGGATTCCGCGTCACATTAATGAGCGTCTTCGTTTCCTAATATCGTACTTCAACAGTAATCTCTCCTATTCCTAAAGGTTTGATTGCTCCTTCATCAGTTGTAATACTTTGTATTGTCATTGACGTTGTAGCTTCATTAGGTTGAACACTGTCATCATACACTAAAACATCATTATCGTCAATTACTTTTTCTAAATCTTCAATTAATAATGCTAATTCTTCTTGAGGATCTTCTTCATTATGTACATATAGTCGTACTGATAATAATAAAAATCTCCACATAAATCCGCCTGGTTGGTATTGTCTGCTTTCATCTCCAGCAACAACACATACCTTTGGAAATTGTTCAATTTCATCTAAAAATGTTAGTGAACTACTTACATTTTCAAATACATTTGTTTG